CCCACGCACAGATTTTTTTCCTCCCACAGGTTTTTGTTAAATGGCCCTCACCCCCAAGAAGCGCGCCTTCATCGACGCGGTCAGGGGAGGTGCGTCCAACAAAGACGCGGCGATAGCCGCCGGGTACTCGGCCAAAACCGCGTCGGCAGCGGGTTCGCGCCTGGCCGCCGATGTGGACGTGAAGCTGGAGCTGCACAAGCTCAACGCCCTGGCCCCGAAGGGCGGCGGTGTTAAAGCGGATGTTAAAGCCAGCCCGAAACAGGAGCGCCGCTCACGCGCGCCGAAAGCTGAGCCCGCTCCCGCTGCTGTGCCCGAGGACGTCGCTGACGATGACCTGGGTGACGAGCCCGGCCCTGCCGGATTCGACCTGTCCAAGGCGCTGACCCATGCCGACCCGAAGGATTTCCTGCTGGCGGTGATGAACGACATGGGCACCGAGCCGAAGCTGCGCGTCGATGCCGCCAAGGCGCTAATGCCCTTCGTTCACCAGCGCCGCGGCGAGGGTGGCAAGAAGGAGCAGGCGCAAGCGAAGGCTGCCGAAGTTGCACAAGGGCGATTCGGCTCGCGCAAGCCGCCGCATCTTAAGGCGGTGCCCTGATGGAGTGGACAACTGCCTGCCCCGACTGGGAGCGCCGAATAGTTGCCCGCGAGTCGCTGATTCCATTCCCGCCGCTGTTCCAGGAGGAAGCCGACGAGGCCCTGGATCGCTTCGGCGCCTTGCGGATGATGGACGCCGCCGGCAGCCCGCTGATGAGCGAAACCGTCCGGCAGTGGGTCACCGATTTCGTAGGTGCCATCTTCGGTTCCTACGATCCGGAAACCGGGCGCCGGATGGTCAGTGAGTACATGCTGCTGATCAGTAAGAAGAACGGAAAGTCGACCATAGCCGCCGGCATCATGCTGACGGCGCTGCTGATGAACTGGCGGGCGTCGGGTGAGTTCATCATCCTGGCGCCGACTAAGGAGATCGCCGACAACAGCTATATCCCGATGCGGGACATGGTGAATGCCGACGAAGAGCTGAAGGCTCTGCTGAAAGTGCAGGATCACCTGCGAACCATTACTCACCTTGAGACCAAGGCCACCCTCAAGGTGGTGGCTGCGGACAGCGAGGCGGTGGGTGGCAAGAAGGCCATCGGGATCTTCATCGATGAGCTGTGGATATTCGGCAAGCGATCCAACGCCGAGGCCATGCTGCGCGAAGCCACCGGCGGCCTCGCCTCGCGACCCGAGGGCTTCATCATCTGGGCCACCACCCAGTCGGATGAGCCCCCGGCCGGTGTCTTCCGGCAAAAGCTGCTCTACGCCCGCCAGGTGCGGGACGGCAAGATCAAAGACAAGTCGTTCCTGCCTGTCCTGTACGAGTTTCCAAAGGCCATGCTCGACGCTGGTGCCCACCGGGACGCCGCGAACGCCTACGTGACCAACCCCAACCTGGGGCTGTCGGTCGACGAACCGTTCATTGAGCGCGGCTACGCCCAGGCCCAGATGGATGGCGAGGAATCCTTCCGCGGCTTCCTGGCCAAGCACCTGAACGTCGAGATCGGCCTGGCGCTGCGCTCGGATCGTTGGGCCGGCGCGGAGTTCTGGGAGCAGCAGGCGGTGGCGCACTGCCAGTCGCTGGACGACCTGATCGAGCGGTCCGAGGTCATCTGCGCCGGCATCGACGGCGGCGGCCTCGACGACCTGCTGGGCGCCGCCTTCATTGGGCGGGAGCGCAGCACGCGACTCTGGCTCACCTGGACCCACGCCTGGGCCCACCCCTCCGTGCTGGAGCGGCGCAAGTCTGAAGCGCCGCGCTTCCGCGACTTTGCCAACGACGGCCACCTCACCCTGGTGGAGACCATCGGCGACGACGTCGAGGAGCTGGCCGAAATGGTCGCCCAGGTCGAGCGCGCCGGGCTGCTGGATAAGGCTGGAGTCGACCCTGCGGGCATCGACGCGATCCTCGACGGCCTGGCCGCCGCGGGCGTGCCGGCGGACAAGATCATCGGCATCTCGCAGGGCTGGCGCCTGGGAGGGGCCATCAAGTCCACCGAGCGCCGCCTGGCTGAGGGAACGATGGTGCACGGCGGCCAGCCGATGATGGCCTGGTGCTGCGGCAACGCCCGGGTAGAACCCCGGGGTAACTCGATCCTGATCACGAAACAGGCCAGCGGCTCGGCCAAGATCGACCCGCTGATGGCGGTCTTCAACGCTGTATCGCTGATGTCGCTCAACCCCGAGGCCAAGGGCGGGATGGATGACTACCTGAACAACGGCTTCTTCGGACTCGTAGGCTGACTATGGCATTTCGTTGGTACAACCCGCTCAGCTGGCGGTTCTTCGGCTACAACGACCCGGTGACCGGCGACTATGTCGAGGTCGACCTGGAGGTCGGTGGCAAGAGCACGAAGGCCGGCGTGACAGTCACGACCAAGGTCGCGCTCTCGATCAGCATGGTCTGGTCTTGCGTGAAGATTCTGTCTGAGTCGCTCAGCGGCCTGCCGCTGAAGCTATACGAGGATCTCGACGGGCAGCGCACGCTCGTTAAGTATGGGGATCGTGGGCAGAAGCTGCTCCGCAAGCCCAACCCCTACATGACGATGATGAACTTCCTGAAGTTCGTCGTCGTGAACCTGGCGCTGCGCGGCAATGCGTTCGCGTTGATAGAGCGCAATCGCAACGGCGATCCAATCGGCCTGGTTCCGCTCTCGCTGGACTCGGTGACGATCGACACGGACCAAGAGCTGCTGTACTGGGTCCAGCCCAAAGGGGCTGAGCGTTTTCCGGTTTCGCCGGAGAACATGCTGCATTTCAAGCTGTTCAGCCTAGACGGTATTGAGGGGCTATCCCCGATCGAATACCAGGCCGAGACCATGGGTCTCGCCAAGGCAGGGCAGCAGTGGTCGTCGCGCTTCATGCGCAAGGGCGGCTTCACCGGCGGCTATGTGATCTACGAGCAGTTCCTGACCAAGGAGCAGCAGGCGCAGGTTCTCGAGCGATTCCCCGACGTTCGTAAGGGGGACGCCGATGACATCGGGAAGATGGCGATCCTGCAAGGCAACCCCAAGATCGTTCCCGCAGGCCTAAGTCAGAAAGACGCCCAGTTCATTGAGTCCCAGCAGTTCCAGGAAGAGGCCCTTGCGGGCATCTATGGGGTCCCGCTGTGGCTCGCTAACCGTGCTGGGAAGACCTCGATCATGGGCTCCAACCTGGAGCAGCAACTGATCGGCTACGTCACCTTCGGCCTGAAGCCCATCGTTGATGTCGTCGAGGATGAGCTCAACGACAAGCTGTTCGGCGGGACGAATCGATTCGTCGAGTTTGTGGTGGAAGGCCTGCAACGCGCCGACAGCGCTGGGCGCGCCACCCTGTTCGCCGCCGCTCTGGGCGGCTCGGGCGGATCAGGCTGGATGACGATCAACGAAGTACGCCGCAAAGAAAACCTGCCGCCTCTGGCTGGCGCTGAATACGACCGGGTAACCCGGTGGGAGATGCAGACCAATGCTCAGCAAAGTTGAGTGCCCCTTCGAGCTGAAGGAGGTCACCGATGCCGGCTATTTCGAAGGCTACGCTTCGGTCTTCAACAACGTGGACCTGGGCGACGACGTCATCCTGCCCGGGGCGTTCGTCAGGGTGAAGACCACCCGCGCCGGCAAGCTGAAGCTGGCGCTGTTCCACGACCTCACCCGGCTGATCGGCGCGGGCGACTTCGAGTCGGACGACCACGGCCTGTTCATCAAGGGCCAGATCAACCCGCGCGTCAGCTACGCCCGCGACGCCCTGGAGCTGATGAAGGACGGCACGCTCGACAGCATGTCCATCGGCTTCAACACCATCAAGGACAGCTTCGAAGACCGCGCGGGACGGCGCGTGCGAATCATCAAGGAAGCTGAGCTCTGGGAGGCCTCGGTAGTGCCTTTCGGCATGAACCCCGCCGCCCAGATTACCAACGTCAAATCCGATATCAGACTTTTCGAGAACGCCTTGCGGGAACGCCTGGGACTCTCTCAAAAGGAGGCGGCGGCAGTCGCTTCGCTCGGCTATTCCAAGCTCCACCGTGATGGTGGCAGCGAGGCCACGGCGATCGTGGATGAGCTGAAAGACATTTCCAACCTGTTCACCCACCATTTCGGAGTATCGCCATGAGCGAAGTGAAAGAGCTGAAGGATTCCCTGGAGCTGCAACTGAAGGAAGGTTTCCAGGGCCTGCAGAAGAAGTACGACAGCGCCATCTCGGAGGTCGAAAAAGGCCGTGAGGTGACCACCGAGCTGAAGAAGCAGATCCAGGACCAGAAGGACGAACTGCAGAAGGTCATCGACCAAGTGCAGGACATCGAGCAGAAGGGCGTCAAGCTGCGTGGCCAGCCAGGTGAAGCTAAATCCTTCATCGATCTGGTGAAGGGTAACGACGGCTACAAGTCGCTCCAGCAAAAGGCCGCAAGCCGCGCTGAGATCGAGATCGTCAAGTCCGACCTGGCTTCGATGAAGGAGACCAAGGTCACCAGCGCCGGCATCGTGGTGCCGAACTACGATCCGACCATCCAGCCTGGCATTCGCCAGGAGCTGCGCATCCGCGACCTGCTGACGACCATCCCGGTAAGCGGCCAAAGCTACAGCTACTTCCGCGAGCTGCTGCATACCCGCGGCGCGGCCCCCGTCGCCGAAGGCGCGCTCAAGCCCACCAGCAACGTGACCTTCGAGACGGTCACTGACCGCGTGAAGAAGATCGCGGTGTGGATGCCGGTCACCGACGAAGCTCTCGATGACGTGCCGCAGCTGTTCGGCTACATCCAAGAGCTGCTGCGCTACGACCTGAAGCTGGAGGAAGAGGCTCAAATCCTCAAGGGTGATGGCACGGGTGAGAACCTCAATGGCCTCATGACCCAGGCCACCACCTACAACCCAGCACTGACCAAAGCGGGCGACACGGCAATCGACATCGTGCGCCGGGCCATCTACCAGGTTCGCAAGCAGTCCAAGCTGTCGGCTGACGGTATCACCATGACCGAGCTCGACTGGATGGACATCGAGCTGCAGAAGGACGGCGAAAACCGCTACCTGTTCGCCAACCTTCAGGGTCTGGTGACTCCCATCCTCTGGGGCCGGCCGGTTATTACCTCCGACAGCATGGACGAGGGCGATGCCGATACCGGCGGCGAGTTCTTGGTAGCGAACTTCGCGCGCTCCTCGGTGCTGTTCGACCGCATGTCCTTCCTCTTCAAGATGGGCCTGATCAACGATCAGTTCATCCGAAACGAGCGGGCGCTGTTGGTCGAAGAGCGCCTGGGCCTTGGCGTTCGCCGCCGTGAGGCTCTGGTCAAGGGCCAGTTCCCGACTGCCTGATCAAGACCATCGCTATAGAGGGCCGGCATAACGCTGGCCCTTTTTGCTTCTGGAGGATCTATGAAAATCAAAGCGATCTGGGGTTTCCACGGGGATCCCGTGAAGCTGGGCGCTGAGTCCAGCCGGGTGGTTCGAGGTCAGGTCTTCGACAAGGTCGACGAGGAGTACGGCCATACCCTGGTCGGAAAGGGGCTTGTGGAGGAGGTGGGCGCTTCGGAAGGCAAGGCGCCCGCGGCGAAAACCACCAAGCAAGCCGCACCCAAAGAGGATAAGTGATGATCGAGCTATCCCGGGTGAAGTTGCACCTGCGCGTCGACCATGACGAGGAGGACGCGCTGATCCACGGGTATCTCGGCGCGGCCCAAGCCCACGTCGAGCAGCACTGCGACCGGGCCCTCGTGGAAGAAAACCCCACCGGGCCGGAGCAGATGCTGCTTACCAAGGACGTCGAGCAGGCCATCCTGCTGCTGGTGGGCCACTGGTACGCCAACCGCGAGGCGGTGGTGGTAGGTGTGGCGCCGGCAGAGGTGCCGCTCGCCGTTGACCGCCTGCTCTGGTACAGGAAGCGATTCTGATGCGCGCCGGCCCTATGCGTCACCGCCTAACGCTCCAGACCTCCCAAAAGGTCCGGAACAACACCGGCGGCTTTACCGAGACCTGGGTGGACTCTCCCGACAAGCTCTGGGCGCAGATCACCATCCCAACAGGCCGCGCGGCGCCGGTCGCCGAGGGTATGAGCGTTTCTGTCACTGCCGAGCGCCGCACCCGGCCACGAGCTGACATCAAGGTCGGCTGCCGCCTAGTGGGCAAGCACGCCACCTACCTAATCGGCGCCGCGCTCCCGGACAACGACCTGTCCATGCTGCGGCTGCTGTGTTCGAACGTACCCAATCCGTAGGAGATACCCATGAAAGTCAGAGCCCTGGCCAGCCTGTCTGGCGCTGTAGGTGATCGCGAGCCCGGTGACGAGTTCGACGTGAAGGCCGAGGAAGGCCGCCAACTGATTGAGCGTGGCCTGGTGGTGGAAGTGGACGCCAAGACCTCCAAGCCCGCGCCCAAGGCCCAAGAGAAGGCCTGACCGATGGCGCGGCGTTCACGAGTCATCGGCGACTTTAAGCTCCGGCGGACGCTGCGCAACATCCACAAGAGCATGGACAACCAGCTGAAGCCGGCCATGCAGAAGTCGGCCGACCAGATCCTGCAGACGATGCGCGAGCTGATCCCCCGGGACACTGGCGCCGCGGCCGAGGCACTGGAGGCCTTCGTGGCCCGGAGTGGCCTGGACGCCCAGGTCGGCATCCGTGGCAAGAAGAACAACCGGAAATTCTTCTACCTGAAGTTCATCGAGTACGGGACCAAGGGCTACACCGGCGGCAAGCGATCCGGTAACCGCAACCGCCGTGACACGGTGAAGACCGATGGCACCAGATGGTTCGGCAAGAACCCGGACATTCCGGCACGCCCGGCGCACCCCTGGCTTCGGCCAGCTATTCAGGTCAACCGCGAGGTAGTGCTGGCCAATATCGCCGGCGCAATCAATGAGACCCTTGAGCGAGCCGCCAACAATGCCTGACCCATCCGTAGCACTGCAGGCGGCCCTCTATGCGCGCCTGACCGCCGAGGTGTCGGCGCCGGTGTACGACGGCGCGCCGCTCGACACGCCCATGCCCTACGTCTCCATCGACCGCGAGGTGGTGAGGAACACGCGCCCCATCTCCGGCCGGAAGCGCGAGGAGCGCCTGATCTATCTCAGCGTCTGGTCTGACGCCCTGGGCCAGGCCGAGGCGAAGCAGATCGTCGGCGAGATCATCGCCGCGCTGGATGAGCGCCGGATGGACCTGGAAGTCGGCCGCGCCGTATCGGTCCGGGTCATCGACTCCGACACCCAGCGCGACGAGGACGGCGTGACCTACATGGGGTCCGTGACCGTTCGCGTCATCACCACCCACTGATTCACCCCCTGGCCATCGTGGCCACCACTGCGCCTTTGGAGGAAACCATGGCCGGAGACAACCTCAACACGGCGGCAGGCTGCCGCTTCTACCTCGGCACCAAGAAGGCCGCCGCCACCCAAACCGAGTTCGAGGGTGACACCTATGTCGAGGTCGGCGAGATCGAAGACCTGGGCGAGTTCGGCGATACCTTCAGCACCGTGAACTTCACCTCGCTGAAAGATGGCCGGGTACGCAAGTACAAGGGTACCGCTGACGCTGGCGACATGACCCTGACCATTGGCCTGGACAACGGCGATGCAGGCCAGACCGCCATCAAGACCGCCCACAAGGACCGCGCCAAGGGCGACTACAACGTCAAGGTGACGCTGAACGATGCCCCCGATGGCGGCAAGCCCACCACCTTCTACTTCCGTGGGAAGGTGATGAACAATACCGTGGCCCCGGGCGCCGCCGACAACGTGGTGCGCCGCAACGTCACCGTCGCCATCAACTCTGACGTGCTGGAAATCCTGCCGGCCGCCTCCTGATCCGTGGGGCTTCGGCCCCACCCTTGACCGAGACCCATCATGAGCAAGACCCTGCATGGCAACGTGGATCTGGAGATCGACGGCGAGACCTACCAGCTCCGGCCGTCCTTGGCGGCAGTACGCGCGATCGAGGCCCGCTTCGGCGGCCTGCGAGGCGCTGCTGCTGGCCTGCACGGCACCAGCGTGGAGGCTGTATCGGTCGTCATCGCCGCTGGCGCCAACCTGACCGAGAAGCAGGCTGCAGCACTGCAGGAAAAGGTCTGGCTGCATGGGGTCACGACGCTGGTGCCCGAGGTCTATCGGTTCCTCGGCGCACTGTATAACCCACGGGGTGAAGATCTGGGAAAGCCAAGCGGGACGGAGTCAGCGCCGTAGAGCAAGGGAGCTACGTCGACAGGCTGTATGCGGTGGCCACCGGCTGGTTGGGCTGGTCGCCACAGCAGGCCTGGCACACGCCGCTCCCTGAACTCTTCCTTACTCTGGACGCCCGGATCGAGTGGACGAAGATGACCAATCCCTTTGGCGGTGGAAAGGCTGCTGCGGCGGAGAAGCCCAAGCCGACGACCATCGCCCAGAAGATCCGGGCGGCGCTGACTGGTCGATTGGACTGACGGGCTGGCGCCTTCGAGGCGGCTCGCCTTCCTGTTGAGTGCTACGCTTCACATTTTGATCTGGAGTGTAGGCTGATGGAGTGGATCGTTTTCGGGGTGGTTATCGTTATAGCGGTGATTCTTCTGAAGGGATTCGACCGCATAGCTGGCAGAGGTCCCAAGCAGGTGCGGGATGGAATCAACGCTTCTGACGCCTCCCGAAAAAGTGAGGGTAGGGTACCTTGCCCAGAATGCTCTGAGATGATTCTCCCGACTGCAAAGAGGTGCCCATTTTGTAGATCGGAGATATGAACCCAGTGACCCGCTTCGGCGGGTTTTTTTATGCCTGGAGAGATCATGGCTGCCACAGACGTGCAGGGCATGTTGGTCCGTATTGAGGCCACCACTCAGCAGCTCCGCCAAGAACTGAACCGTGCTGATTCAGCGGTAGCCGCTAGTAGCGCAGGGATCACAAAGCAACTGAGCGGTATCGATCTGGCGTTTAACCGTATCGGCCGGGCCGCGCTTGCTGCTGGCAAGACCACCGGCGTTGCAATGGCGGGTATTGCGACGGCTTCCATCGCTGCCGGTACGGCCTCATTGGCCTTGCTCAAGCGCACAGCCGAGGCAACTGCAGAGAGTGATCGCTGGGCAAAGTCGCTCGGCATGAACACCACGACGCTCATTGAGTGGCAGTACGCCGCCGAGCGTGCCGGTCTGTCTGGCGACAACATTGCGGACATATTCAAGGACCTGAACGACAAGATTGGCGATGTGCTGGTGACCGGCGGTGGAGAGGCAGTCGATGCCCTCAACAAGCTGGGGCTGTCCGCGAAGGCGCTGGCGCAGCTGAGCCCGGACAAGCAGCTGGAAGCCATCGCTGCCAGCCTGTCCAAGGTAGGCAGCCAGGCCGAGAAGACCAACATCCTGGAGAGCCTGGGCAACGACCTGTCCCGCCTGCTCCCACTGCTGGAGAACGGTGGCGCCGAGCTGGAGCGGTACAAGCAGCAGGCGCGTGACTTCGGGATATCGCTCAGCCCGAAACAGGTTGATGACCTAGTCAAAGCAAACCAGATCCTCAAGGACATCGGTGACCAGCTGCACGGCATCGAGAACCAGATGGTGGCCGGCCTAGCAAACGTCGATCTCTCATCCCTCAATGAGTCGATGGCTGAGCTGCGTGCGACCGTAACCGATCCGCGCTTTGTCCAGGGCTTAACTGACCTTGCCGCCGGCGTATTAAAGCTAACTACCCTGCTGGCATCTGCAGCTTCCGAGGTGGCCAACTTCACGCGGGAAGCTGCCGAATCAATTGCGGCCGCTATTCATGGCCCTGCGCTGGACGATATACCGCGCCTGGAGAAGCAAGTTGCCAGCTTCCGCGAAGAGCTTGAGAGAGCCAAGGCTGTAGGCGCTGATCCGATCATCTTCGGGTTCCGGCCAATCAAGAACATCGAGCAGGACCTGAAGAAAGCCGAGGAGCAGTTGAAGCTTGGCCAGGAAATTATGGCCAATGCCTCCGCCACTCCCAAGCCATCCGCGGCACCCCTAGTGGTTCGTTCCGGCGTTGACATCTCAAAGCTCCAAGGGCGGAACGGACCTGACAAGGACGCGGAGAAGGCCCAGGCCAAGGCATTGCAGGAGTTGGCATCCAAGTTGCGAGAGGCAGGCACGGCTTATGCCCAGCTGAAGCGGGACTACGATCCGGTTGGCGCGGCTCTGGACGACTACATCAAGGGCAACGAGCAGCTCAGTCTGCTGCTGGCAGACGGCAAGATCACCCTGGACCAGTACGCCACATCGGTTGGCTGGCTGGAGGACAAGTACGCCCAGGCCAAGGC